GTCGCCTGCTGATTCAATCCAGCGTTGACGTTGAGAACATGGTCCGCAGTGACCTTGCTCGCGTATTGGCTCTCAAGATTGACCTTGCTGGCCTTTATGGCACCGGCACCAACAGTGAGCCTCTTGGCCTGAAGAACACTACCGGCATCGGTACTGAAGATTTTGCTGCTAACACCCCCACATTTGCTGAGGTTGTCGCACTTGAGTCTGACGTTGCCGGAGCTAACGCTCTTCTTGGCAACCCTGTGTATCTGATGAATGCTGCAATGCGCGGCGCTCTGAAGACTGCGGTCAAGGAATCCGGCCAAGCCAGCTACATCTACGAGAACAACGAAGTGAACGGCTATCGCGGTGATGTCAGCAATCAAGTTGCTGCTAACGATCTGTGGTTTGGCAACTTCGCTGATCTCTTGATCGGTTACTTCTCCGGTCTGGATCTCATGGTTGATCCTTATAGCAACAGCACAAGCGGCACCGTTCGTGTTGTAGCAATGCAGGACGTGGATATGGCCGTGCGTCATCCCGAGTCCTTCTCACGCGGTAACAACACCCTCTGATAAATGAAGATCCGTATCCTGAAGCAAACAATGCTTGGGGCGACGGTAGTCAAGGTTGGGGATGTCGTCGAGGCTCCCCTTCCTGACGCTCAATTTCTGATTGGTATTGCAAAAGCCGAACAGTACGTTGAGACTTCTTCTATTAGGGAAGAATCTATCGCTGAACCCGAAGCACTTTCCTGTCCACCTGTAAAACCTTCTTCCAAACGGAGAAAGAACAATGTTGCAAAACCTGGGCTCTAAGAGCTATCAATTAGCAGTTCGCCCTAACGCGCTTTCTGCTTCCACGGGTGTTGGCTCTGCCATCGACCTGAATGACTACGAAGGCGACATCGTCTTCTCACTTGATGCTTCTGCCGGTGGTGCCAGCGTCACCTATGCAGTGAAAATCACTGAATCAGATACTTCTGGTGGTACTTACACCGATGTTTCTGGCGGTGGCTTTACTACTAGTGCTGCTAACACTGCTGTACAGGAGAAGATTTACGTCAACTCCAACGATATGAAGCGTTACATCAAGGCTAGTGTCACCGTTGCTGGTGGTACTGGAACTGGTTACGTCTCTGTCGTGGCTCTGGCCGCTAAGAAGTACGACTGATCATGAGTCTCCAAGATACCTTCGCTTTTCTAAATACAGACGAGTTTGGCGTTACTTGCCAGATTGGTGCTGGTGACGATTTCGTTGGTATTTTGGATTCCCCAATGGATGTAATCGCGGGTGGGATGGCATTAAGTCGGGAGTATTTGCTCACTGCAAAAGCCTCTGACGTTAGTGCCCTTACCCGTGGTTCTTCTATTACTGTCGCTTCTGCGGCTTATACCGTCAGGGAAAATCGCCCTGTTGATGACGGATTGTTTTCTGAGTTGTTGCTGACGAAAGACTGATGGCCATCTCGAAGTACCACAAGCGAGCTGACTGGGCATTGGTTGACCCAGTGTTGCAAGCTGGAGAGACTGGTATTGAGTCTGACACTAAATACGAAAAGATTGGCAACGGCAGGGATCCGTGGTCAAAACTTCAATATTTTGGCAGCCCTGGGTATTGGGCTGAATTTACTGATGCAAGCGATCAGACAGCTGTTGCAAATACTCCCACTGCAGTAACTTTTGACAATTCTGACCCGACAGCGAATCATGGGGTCAGGCTTGATAACAGTTCAAAGCTGGTAGTTGAATATCCTGGCATTTATGTTTTTGAGTTTGTCGTGCATTTAGAGAATAACGACACTCAAATTCATGATGTTCATTTTTGGTTGAGAAAAAACAATAGCGGTAGCACTGGAGACGTAGCTTCAACGACTTTGGCGTTAAGCGTAACTGAAAGCCATGGCGGCACTCCGGGTCATATGGTTGCAGTGCTAGATCACACTTTGCATCTTGTTGCGGAGGATTACATTGAGTTGATATGGGCGACAAGTCATGCAGACGTTTCCATAGAAACAGCACCTGCAATTACAAGCCCATATGCGCGGCCTGCGTCCCCTAGCGCAGTTTGCAACGTATTCCAAGTTTCTGCTGCCTGATCATGGCTGACACCAAGCGCGAATTGATTTTAGCCCGCATCAAGACGAACCTTGATTCGATTAGTGGCGCAACAGTTTATCGAAGCCGTGTCGAACCTTTAGCAAGAGGCGAGGTGCCTGCCGTCATCGTTGAACCTGTCAATGATCAACCAAATGACACCAATTTCTATGACAAGATTGACTGGACTTTAAGAGCAAGAATCACAACGCTTGTACGCGCTAACGTGCCTGACGATGCGTCTGATACTTATACGCAACAAGTACACGCATTGTTGATGGCTGATCAGACCTTGAATGGATATGCGCTTGACCTGACGCCTGATCGAACTGATTTCAGCTTGTACGAGGCGGACGTTCCGCTTGGAGTCATTAGCCAGGACTTCTTGATCCGTTATCGTTCTAGTAGAACAGACCTGACTTCAGGTTGATCAATCGCTATTATTGTTATGCAGGTACCTAATCCTGGCGCGGGCGGCAGTTATCTGTTCGACCCCAAAACAGGCGAACTCCGACTGATCGAATCACCCTCCGCTCCTACTGAAAATGGCACTGACGCGCAAGAAATTTCTGATCGCAAAGATCGAGTCAACGTACGGGACCGATCCAACACCAACAGGAGGTGACGCCGTTCAGGTCACCAATGTCGAGGTAACTCCTATTGAGTCTGACAACGTTCAGGCTGCAGCGTATCAAGGGTTTATTGGTAACAGCACTCGCGGCACTTTGGTTGCTAACAAGCGTGTTTCTATTACTTTTGATATTGAGCTTGGTGGTTCTGGTGCTGCTGGAACGGCCCCTGCCTTTGGCCCCTTGCTTAAGTCTTGTGGCTTGTCAGAGACCATTGTTGCTTCTACTAGCGTTACATACGCAGGTGTGAGCAGCAGCTTTGATTCTGCAACAATCTATTGTTTCTACGATGGCACTCGCCATAAGATCACTGGTTGTCGCGGAACAGTCGGTTTCAACTTAACAGCAGGTCAGTTTCCTGTTGCTAATTTCCAGATGATTGGCATCTATAACGCACCTGATGGCACTGCTCTTTCCGGTAGCTTTACTGTTGCTAATCAAGCTGCAGCTGTTGAGGTTAATGACACCAACGTCACCACTGCAACCTTCCACGGTGAAGCCAGTGTTCGTCTGGAAAGCTTGGACTTGTCATTAAACAATGAGTTCACTTACAAGGAAACTGCAAGTTCCAAGGAAGTATTGATCACCAATCGCGCTCCTGGCGGTACTGCGGTGATTGAAGCCCCTGTCGTTGGTACTACTGATTACTTCGCTAAGGCGGCAGCGGTCACGACTGCAAGCAGCAGCTTTGTGATTGGCGGTAGTGCTGGGAACATCTCTACTTTCACGATGGCGCAAACCGACATCACGGGAGTAAGCTACGGCGACACCAACGGAGTAGTTTCGTTGTCCATGCCGTATTTGGCTCTGCCAACCTCTGCGGGTAACAACGAGTTCACTCTGGCCTTTACCTGATCCAAGGTCTTACTCAATCCAATGGCTTTTGTCCTTAAAAAGGTTTCTTCTTATAAGTGGCCTGTCACTGTCGAAGTTCCTGTCGATGGTGGCAAGTTTAAGAAAGAGACCTTTACGGCAGTCTTTAAAAAGATGAGCCGCTCATCCTTCAATGATTTAATTGATCAAGGCGACGATGCTTTGGTTGGTGAAATCCTTGAAGGTTGGGAGGGGATCAAAGATGAGCTTGGGGACGAGGTGGAATACGGCGAATCAAGCAAGGATGAATTGTTTGATGATCCGTATGTTTTGCGTGCTGTGATTACGGCATACACTGACAGTTTGACTGGAGCACAAGCAAAAAACTAGAAGAGGCCGCTGAGTATTGGGCGAAAGGCGGCATTGTCGATGAACGTGAAGCTGATCTAAAAGCTCTTGGTGCTAGTGAAGAGCAGATTGCACAAGCGCGTCTGGAAGCCGTTGAGCAGCACTGTGAAGTCTGGGAAGAGAATTGGGACGTTGTGATGATGTTCCTTAGGATGCAGACGCAGTGGAATGTCAGTATGGCTGGATTGACGGGGCTGAACTACTCAGCACTTGATTGCCTTAGTAGACTGTATTCAGTGAAGGATCCTGTCTCTCTGTTTGAGGGGATACAGGTGATGGAAGTCACGGCTCTGACCTGTCTGAACAAAAGGAAACCCTGATGGCTGCTGTCACCACTGAACTGAAGGTTGTAGTCAAGGCCGTCGGCAAGGGTGAGCTGAAGGATCTTGAGAACTCGTTAAACAAGCTTGCTGTTACGGCAAAAACAAAAGTTGACACCAATTTCAAGCTAGTCAGTTCTCGACTCAAAGAGATTCAAAGCACTTCCACAAAAAGCACTAGAAATCTTAGAGACTATAGAAATGCATGGCGTGATATTGCTTCTCAATTAGACGTTGCGACTAAAGATTTTAAAGAAGCAACAGCAGAGGCGGCAAGGCTTGACGCGCAACTAGCAAGGGTGGAAAAGCGCAACGTTGGTGGGCAAGGTGGCGGTGGACGTTTTGCGAGTGCGGGAAAGAGTGCTGCTGCAATTGCAGGCTCTGCAGTATTTGGCGGGCCTGAAGGTGCTATCGGCGCAACCGTGGGCTCTGCGTTTGGCCCTGGCGGTGCAATCGCTGGTGGATTTATTGGTGCGCAAATAAGCGGAATCAGAAAAGCGGCTGGCGGTATTGGTGAGTATGTTGCCGAATTAAATTTGGCGAAAGCCGCTTTAGCTGGAGTTTCAAAAGATCAGGAAGACTACAACAAAAATATTGAATTTGCAGGCGAACTCAGTGACAAGTACGCAATCAGGATTAAAGATGTCATCAAGGGCTACACGGGCGTTACGGCTGCTGCAAAAGCTAACAATCTCTCCCTTGAGCAGACTCAAGCAATTTACGAAGGCATCACTGTTTCTGGCGTTGCTGCAGGTAAATCTCAAGAGGATTTGCAGGCGTTGTTTCTTGCAACAACTCAGGTACTGAGCAAGGGTAAGGCTAGTGCTGAAGAGATTTCTGGGCAGATCGGTGAACGAATTCCAGGGGCCGTGGCAAAGTTTGCCGCTGCAAACAAGATCAGCCTTAGCGAGCTTGCTAGGCAATTCAAGGCTGGCGAAGTTACTATCGCAAAGTTTGTCAGGTTTACCGAGCAGCAGGGTGAAGACTACGCAGAAGTTGCAGCAGCGTTGGCGACTGGCCCAGAGAAAGCTGGGGTCCGCCTTGAGATTGCATTAGATAAAGTGAAACAGTCTTACGGGTCATTGTTCCTTAACATTGGGGCAGGACTCCAAGATACGTTCACAAAGATTGTCCAATTTGTTACTGATAACGAAACGCAGTTTAAAAAATATATTGCAATAGGCATAGCCTTTGGCCAAGATTTTATTGAAATTATTACGGGAGTGGCTAAAGCTACTTTTGAAATTTTTAAAGCTTTAGGTCAAACTATTAGATTTATCTTTGGGGATTTGTTCAGGGACATTGGGAGGCTTCTTGTATTTTTTGTCCAAAAAACAGCTAACCTTTTGAGGAAAGCAAGGGCGGAAAGAGGCGCAAGAGCTAAAGGGACAGATCTTCTTGCGGTAAGGAGAGAAGCGGAAGCAGAAGTTGCAGCGGAGGACGGGGGAAGAAGATATATGGATGTGGAACAAAGTGGCAGAATCACTAAAAAATATTTTGAGAAGTTAGGAGTAATAACTGGAGACGCTTTTGCTGGGTCATTTGGAGATCGAGTCAACGCTTTAGTGAAAAGCTTGAGCGATGCTAGAAAATATACTTTTGCAAAACCAAGCAATGCATTGCCAATATTGGAGGGAACCGAAGACGACCCTAGCGGTGGTGACAAGAGCAAGGGATCAGCGGAAGCAGCTGCAAACAGGGTGGGGAGAGCAATTCTAGGTATAGAAAAAATGATGGCTAAGTTGAAGAGCATGAATGCTAACTTGAAACTTTCAGCTGAAGCAGTTGGAGCGACCGCAGAAGAAGAGATAGTAATTAAGTATAAGCAAAGTACTCAAAAGGCAATTGATGTTACAGAAAATTTGAATAATCAATTAATTAAATACGAGGGTACTATTAAGAGGACAGTGCCTGAGGTTAGAGAGCAAATAAATAAGTTAAAGGTGGCGTATTTTGATTTAGCTGATGCCGAACGGGCTTCTGCGTTGTTTGGTAACAAGCTCAAAGGTTATGGCTTCACTGGCGAAGCTCTTGATGCTGGAGGGAAGATCTTTGCGGATGGTGCGCTTGATGAACAAGCCTTTCCTGCTGGCGTCGATAGTTTTTTGAATCCTAACAAGCTAAAAGGAAGCATACAAGAGATAAAGAAGGAGCTCGAAGAATTAACTAATCCAGTGAATCAAATTGTTAACGCTGCAACAACTATTGGCACTGCATTCTCTGACTCGTTCAAGAGTGTTATTGATGGCAGTGCTACTACCCAGGAAGCTCTGGCTGGATTCTTCAAGAACATTAGTAATTACTTCCTTGATATGGCAATGCAGATCATTCAAAAAATGATCACGATGTATGTCTTGAATCAGGCAATTGGTTTGTTGCCTGGGTTGGGGTCAACGGGTTCAGGCTTTAATTTAAGTGGATTTGGGTCACTTTCAGGTGACAGCGTTTCAGGCGCAAGCGGATTCTTAAATGCGGCAAGCATCAATCCATTCGCAAAAGGCGGCATCATGGGTCAAAGCGGCCCTATGGATCTCAAACGCTATGCACGCGGTGGAGTTGCTAACAGTCCGCAGCTTGCAATGTTTGGCGAGGGTTCAACGCCTGAAGCTTATGTGCCGCTTCCTGACGGGCGCAGCATCCCAGTTACAATGAGGGGAGCTGGTTCTGGCGTTCAGGTGGGTGCTATCAATATTACTGTTGAAAACACAGGGGATGATTTAACTCCTGCAGCACAAAAGCAGCTGGCTGGCCAGGTCAAAGGTATTGTGTTGTCAACCTTGGCTAATGAGCGCCGCAGCGGAGGAATGCTCTGATGACTTACATGGCATTTAATGATATCAAGCTCGACTTGGTAACAACATCACGCCGCACTCAAAGAGTTCAAAGAGCGCAGTTTGGAGATGGCTATTCTCAAATTCTTACAGATGGTTTGAATTCGGAAGGAGAGAGTTGGAATTGCACCACAATTGCGCTGACAAATGAAGAAATTTTTTCTTTAGAAAGTTATTTTTTAGCTCAACGTGGACAAGCCATTCCGTGGAATTCTCCGTTCGATACAAAGACTTTTTCTAGACCGTTTGAAGCTGGTCAGTTGCGTTTAGGATATACGAACATTGGATCTTTAACTCTTACTGGATACACAAGGCCAACTGATTACACAGCTAACATGGTGACGGGTTTGCTGACTTCTGTGACCATCGCCAACAGTACCGTTGTTCCGATTATATTGACTTTGGCGTCAAGATCTTTCTTGATCGATGATGGCTGGACTATTACGCCTGTTGGGGCTGTGCATTCAACCTTAAAATTTAGTTTGACGAGGGTATATGTATGACGCAAACGCCTCCTAACGCTGAAGTTTTTAAGCCACAGCTGCCGCAGATTATTGACCTGTTTACGCTTGACATTACGCCAATTTTGCCTTCTGGTTCGCCGGATCAAGCGATTTATAGGTTTGCAAACTGGTCGCAGGTTAATGGCGCTGATGTTGTCTATCAGACCAACACTTATAC